TTTCGTGATGAGTTTACTTACTCATCATTTAGTGAGGGTGAGAAGATGCGTATTGACCTTGCATTACTTTTCACATGGAGAGCCATTGCAAAGATGAAAAACTCTGCGAATACAAATCTACTAATACTTGATGAGATATTCGATAGTTCACTAGACGGAACAGGAACGGATGAGTTCCTAAAAATACTCAATACACTAGGTGGTGAGAATGTATTTGTGATTAGTCATAAACAAGATGCACTCGCAGATAAGTTTAAAGAAACCATTCGATTTGTAAAAGAAAAGAATTTTAGTCATATATCAAATGGGTAAAAGAAGTGATTTTGAAAGAGTAGAAAGAGATTTCTATCCAACACCATATAAAGCAGTAGAACCTTTACTACCACATTTACCAGAGAGTTTTACTTTTGCAGAGCCTTGTGCTGGTGATGGAAGATTAATTAGTCACTTGTTAAAAAATGGTGGTAATATTAGATATGCATTTGATATTGAACCTATGCACGAATGGGTAACATATGGTGATGCATTATCTAAAGGGTATACACAATGTGATTACATTATCACCAATCCGCCTTGGAATCGCAAAATTTTACACCCCATGATAGAACACTTTGTTGATTTTAAACCGACATGGTTATTATTTGATGCAGATTGGATGCATACAAAACAATCAATTCCTTATATAAAATACCTTATTAAAATTGTGAGTATTGGTAGAGTTAAGTGGATTGAGGATAGTTCTGGTGTTGGTAAAGATAATTGTTGTTGGTATCTCTTTAATAAAAATAAAAGTGAAGAAATTAAGTTTGTAGGCAGAAATATTTAAAATAAAACTTGACATTCGAATCAATTTCCTGTATTCTATAAGTAGAGTTAATAGAGAGTGATTCGAAAATGACACAAACATTTACAAAAGACAATACAGTTCTTGCGAAATTGTTCGCAGAAGAAGATATTCACGTTGTTCATAAACAGGCACATACTGCTTCGTTCAATGTCAAGAAACGTGAGTTAGTTTTACCAATACTAAAATATATGTCAAAAGACATTCAAGACCTTATGACACTTCATGAGGTCGGTCATGCATTTTGGACTACGTTAGATATGCTAACAGAGTCGCAAACTAGAAAGATACATCATACTATTGTGAATATCCTAGAAGATGTTCGAATAGAGAAAATGATACAAGATAAGTACAAGGGTTCTAAGGTAGTTTTTAAAAGAGGTTATCAAGAGTTAATCAAGAATAACTTCTTTGAAACTTATGGTAAAGATATCAACTCTTACAATCTTATTGATAGAATAAACCTACACTTCAAACATCACGAAAATGTTGAGTTCTCTGATGATGAAATGGTGTGGGTCGAAAAGGCTAACGCAACAAAGACTTGTGCAGATGTTTTAGATCTTGCAGAGGAGTTGCACACATTTATGAAAGAACAACAAGAGTCACAAGAGACAATGACCGATATGAGTGCCATGTCTGCACCAAGTGATGGTGAGTCTGGTGATGGTGAGTCTAGTGAAGGTATGGAAGGTTTTGGTGAGGACTCTGGTGAACAAGAAATGAAAGAGATGCTTCAAGATCCTTTCACTTCACCTACAGAGTCAGAAGAGTCTGAGGGTTCGGAGTCTGGTGAGTCTGAGTCAGAGAGTTCAGATAGTTCTGATACTACTGATGGTGAGTCTGATGAGAGTTCAGAAGAAAAATCAGATGGTTCTGATGGTGAAGAAACTGAAGATACCACTGATGAGAAAACCACAAGTTCAGATATTACAAACTCTATTCAAAGAGAAGGTGGTTCTGGTGGTGAGGCTCCAGAGATTAGAGGTCTTACTGATGATGCAAGTTACAACTCAACTCAAAAGATGAGAGATAAAGAGATTGAAGAAATTCAATATGCAAGTATTCCAAAGATTGATTTGAAAAACGTGATAGTAGATTACAAAACAGTTATGAATGTTTTCAACAAAGCATATTCAAAACCAAGTGGTAACTCCGAACAGAGATACATCGACTCAAATCTACAAGAGTTAAATGACCACTTCAAAGATAATAAAAAAGTTATCTCATACATGGTAAAAGAATTTGAGATGAAGAAAGCTGCAGACCAATATGCAAGGGCGTCAGTTTCAAAAACTGGAACTTTGGATATGGGTCGGTTACATACTTACAAGTACAATGATGACCTATTCAGAAAAGTGACTACGTTGCCTGGTGCAACAAATCATGGTCTAGTTCTTTTCCTAGATTGGTCTGGTTCAATGGCTTGGAATTTGACAAATACACTCAAGCAGTTATTCAACATTATACATTTCTGCAATAGAGTAAAAGTTCCTTTTGAGGTTTATGCATTTTCTACTGAGTGGGTATATGCTGACAAATATTCAAAAATCAAAGATTTACCTAAACTACAAAAGTTCAAAGTTGGTGATTTGAAGATTTCAGAAACTACAAGATTGTTGAATATGTTATCAAGTAATATGACTAAAAATGAACAGAATAAAATGATGCATAATCTTTTAATGTTCTCAAACTCTATGGTTCGATATAGAGATTGGACAGCAAAAGGATATCCTATTTATCCAGAGCGATGCACTCGACTTGGTGGTACTCCACTGAATGATACGATTGTATGTGCGATGGACATAGTTCCACAGTTCAAGAAAAACACTGGTGTTCAGAAAGTTCACTCAATATTCCTTACTGATGGTGACAGTGTTAATATCAATACTAAGTTTGATATAGTTAGAAAAAGAGATGACGAGTATGGCGAGGGTACTGCTGGTTTTAGAAGTTATGGTAACTCAGTTTATACTGACCCTGTTACAAACAATCGACTAACTGATATAACTCAAGATTCTAGAAATTGGACAAGAAATGACCAGACCATCTCATTACTCAAGTTACTCAAGAAAAGAGTTGATGGTATGAACGTGGTTGGTTTCTTTGTTGCAAACTCTACAAAAGGTGGTAACATTCCAAAAGATATTATTGAGAGTAAGTTTGGTATCAACAAGTTTCAAGATTGGGTCAAGTTCAAGTCAATAGTAGATGAAGTTAAAAAGACTAATGTTGCAGTTTGTACAACTGAGGGATATGACGAGTTCTACATAGTGCCTGGTCAAGTTCCAGAAACATCTGACGAGTTAGATGTTGAAGTCGGTGCAAACAAAGGTGCATTGAAGAGAGCATTTATGAAATCTGCAAATAACAGAATGAAAGCAAAACCCATGTTAAATAAATTTATTTCAATGGTTGCATAAAAAGACTTGACTTTTGAAACGAATCATGGTAGCTTGTATGTATAGTGAGAATTTAATTAGAGAGGTTATATTATGTATTTTTCACCACAAAAACAAAAGTTTATTGATGCCGCTGTCGATATGTTCGGTGATGGTGTCGTTCTAGATAAACAAGGTGTTCGTGACGCTTCTGTGAAAGCAGGAGTTCCACTCGCTGGTTGGTTTATGAAAACCTATAAAGTAGGTTACAATCAGTTCAAACTTCCGTCTGAAACACAAAGTGTTGTTCAGACTAATGTAGTATCAGAACCAGAAGTTCAGACTACAGTAAACTTAGTGGCAACCAATATGGAATCACAAAATTTAGTTCCTAGTGCATTCGAAGGTTTTGTGCCTTGGGGTCATCACTCGACAATCAAACAGATTGTAAAGTCTGGTTTGTTCTATCCTGTGTTTGTTACAGGTTTGTCTGGTAATGGTAAAACTCTGATGATCGAACAGATTCATGCAGAGATGAAAAAAGAACTCATTAGAGTAAACATCACTATCGAAACTGATGAAGATGATTTACTTGGTGGTTTTCGACTCGTTAGTGGAGAAACCAAGTTCGTTCCTGGCCCTGTTATTGAGGCGATGGAAAGAGGATGCACTCTACTACTTGACGAGTGTGACTTGGGTTCAAACAAGTTGATGGCGTTGCAACCAGTTCTTGAGGGTAAAGGTGTTTACCTCAAAAAAGTAAACAAGTGGGTTACTCCAAAGAATGGTTTCAATGTGATGGCAACTGCAAACACAAAAGGTAAAGGTTCAGATGATGGACGATTTATCGGTACTAACATTCTTAACGAGGCGTTCCTAGAAAGGTTCGCAATCACAATCGAACAACCATATGCGACAACTGCTGTCGAGAAAAAGATTGTACTTGGTGCAATGAAAAAATATGGTAAAGTAGATGAGGACTTTGCAACTAACTTGGTCACATGGGCCGAGGTTATTCGAAAAACTTTCTTTGATGGTGGTATTGATGAATTGATATCAACTAGAAGACTTGACCACATAGTCAAAGCATTCGCAATCTTTAGTGATAAGATGAAGGCGATTGAACTATGTATCGCAAGGTTCGATGACGAAACAAAAGAGTCTTTCAAAGACTTGTATACAAAAGTTGATGCTGGGATAGACCCAAATGCACCAACTGATGATAGTGAGGAACTTCCTTACTAATCAAAAAAAATTATGTGAGACTTGAATCTTAGGGGTTCAAGTCTTATATATAATAGTGATGATGCCAAAAGGGTCATCCTAATATAAATTAATCTTGCTTAATAAAGGAGATATAAAATGACAAACTTAAGCACACTTAGAAATGCTATTCAGCAATTCGACACAAATTTATTCACACCTTATGCAGTTGGTTTCGATAGGACGTTTGATCGACTATTCGATTATGCAACCCATCAAGCAACTTCAACAGGTTTCCCCCCATACAATATCGTAAAGGATGGTGACTATAACTATACTATTGAGATGGCACTTGCTGGGTATTCTAAAAAGGATATCGAAGTGGAAGTAGCCGAAGGTGTACTTACTGTAAAATCTATCAAAGATGTTACCGATGGTGACGAGGGTAAAATTTATAGTGGTATCGCAAATAGACAGTTCACACGAAAGTTTACTATATCTGATGATGTCGTTGTGAAAGATGGTGAGTTGAAGGATGGTATGCTTCGTATCACACTTGAACGAGTAATCCCAGAGGAGAAAAAACCTCGTATGATTACTATCAAGTAATTTTACATTTTTAGAAAAGGGGTCTTGACAACAGACCCCTTTTTATGTTACAGTAGTTCTTATAAGTATTAGAACGATTCGTTTGAAGGAGAATTTTTTATGGTAGAAGTTACACACAGAGAAAAAACAGAAGAAGAAGAAAAGGTTATTGAAGAAGTTAGAAAAACTGGAAAAAATTGGATGGGTGAAACATCAATGGATGAAGTTGAAAAACCAGAACCAGCAGAGAGTGAGAAAGTTAATTTAAAAATTAATCAAATACCAGCGATAACATTTCTAGAGGGTAACTTACCCAGAACTATGTTAGATGAACTCAATGCACACGTTGATGAACACAGAGAAAAGATGTCAGACTATTCTGGTAATCTAGTTGGTCAAATTAAACAAACAGCAAAATCACAACAACTATCATTAGATAGAGAACATCCTACAGTTCAAGGTCTTATGAACTTATTAGGAAGTGCTGGTCGTGCATTTCTGAAAAGTTATGCTGGTCAGATACCACTAGATGGTGGTGCAGATGCATTTGATAAAGCACCTGTTGATTGTTTTTCTATGTGGACAGTTCACAGTTATGAGGGTGACTATAATCCACTACATGACCATGATGTTTCCTACGACCAGAAATGCATGGCGTTCTCAATTATACTTTACTGCATAGTGCCTGACCAAATTGCAAAACTAGGTGATAATAAAAAACTACATTCAAATGGTGGTGCAACTGATGGTTGTACATATTTCACTTGGGGTACAAATACTGGTGCAGACCATTTAGTTCTCAAACCAAAAACAGATAGATATGTTGTTCCAGAAGAGGGTAAGTTCTTAATCTTTCCATCTTGGTTAAATCATAGTGTTGCACCATTCTATGGAGCTGGTGAGAGAAGAACACTATCTGCAAACTTTAGAGTACCATTCGGAGCATCTGCAAAAGATAAAAGTAGTGGTGACTTACATTTTAAAAATATGTTTGAAAGAGAAAAAGAACCAGAGATAACTGCTGATACCGATATAAATGATATCATCTAATATGGAAGAAAAACAATTTGAAGTTTCTTTCGATATGCGAAACAAACTCGCATTGCAGATGTTACACGTTACTTTACCACCAGACTTTGTTGATAAGATAAACAATTTCATTGATGGTAAAATAGAAAACCTAGATGTGATACGTCAGAACGCAGACTCGAAACATCCACCAGGCATAGATTTAGATATTGGTTTGACAGAGGATAATCAAGATGTAAAACTTTTGAAGTCTACACTTGATACTGTCTGTGGAGAGTATCTAAGACAAATAGGTCATGGAGATAGTCACGTTGATGTTTTTGAGTCATGGTCTATCTTGAGTTATGCTGGAGATTACAATCCACTACACGATCATGGTGTTGCAACTCCTGCTGGTCTTTCTATGATATTGTATCTAAAAGTACCAGAGTGTGTAAGAGAACTACCAGACCCAGATGACATAAGTATGAATTATTGGTCAAATGATAATTATGGAAGTATAGATGGTTTTACATATTTTTCGTGGGAACACAGAAATCAAGATATGTTAAAAAAGTTATATCCAGTTGGTGAAGAGTATTTCAAACCAAAGGTAGGAAGTCTGTTGATATTTCCTAATTGGTTGAAACACGCAGTAATGCCTTTTTATGGTCATGGTGAAAGACGAATAATATCTGCAAATGCAAATGTCATACCACCAGAGATGTTTGATTGGAAGAATAAATCAGATGAAGAAAGACAACAAGTGATTAAAGATTTACGAAGTGTTAAAACTAAAAGATAAAGAGAGTTAATTATGGAATCAAATTATGAAGTAAAAACACAATTGCGTAGTAAGGCTGCTTTACATATGTTTAGAGTAGACCTACCAGACGATTTTGTTACTAAGATAAACAAATATATTGACGAGAAACTAATACCTAAAGACGAGAACTATGGTAAAGTAAAAGGTAATGCAGAACTCCAACACAGTTATGCTAAAGGTCTTGTGGGTCAGATACGTCAAGATGAAAGGTCTGCACAACTTGATTGTGATGTTTTAAATTACTCTGATGAAGATGCAAAACTTCTTAAATCTACACTTGATGCATCATCAAAAGAATATCTACGTCAGATAGGTCATGCTGATAGTATTGCAGATACATTTGAAGCGTGGACAGTTCATAGTTTTTCTGGTGACTATAATCCACTACACGATCATGGTGTGTTAACGCCTGGTGGTTTATCTATGATATTATATCTACAAGTTCCAGAGTGTATATCTGAACTTCCAGACCCAGATGATAAGGGTGGAAATATTTGGTTTAACGATAGTAGTGGTGAGGTAGATGGATTTACATATTTTATTTGGGATATGAGAAATCAAGATATGTTAAGGAAGTTACACCCTGTTGCAGAAGAATACTTTAAACCAAAAGTTGGAACATTACTAATATTTCCCAATTGGTTGAAACACGCAGTGATGCCATTTTATGGTGAAGGTGAAAGAAGAACTCTAGCTGCAAATGCAAATATTGTTTCTCCAGATATGTTCAATTGGAAAGATGCATCTGAAGAGGAAAGACAAAAAATACTACACACAATCAGAGGTAGTAGATATCGTTATGGTGGAGGTGGAGGAGGCCTTGGTGAGAAAAGAGATTGAATACAAATACAATGAAGACAATATCCTAACCGAATTAAAAGAATATATTGACAACACATATGGTCAACACTATAGTCACAAGAACTTTCAGGCGACTGAGTTTGTGATTGATAGTGGACATGGTGAGGGTTTCTGTATCGGTAACATAATGAAGTATGCACAACGATATGGAAAAAAGAATGGTAAGGACAGAAAAGACTTGTTAAAAGTAATTCACTATGGTATAATGGCGTTATACAACCATGACCTTGATAATGGTGATAAAGAATTGGATGGCTTAGGTATTAAGTCTGAAGATGGATGTTAATATAATAAGGAGATATTATGAAATTAAGTGAACACACACAATCAGTTCTGAAAAATTATGCAAGTATAAATCAGAACCTAGTTATTAAAGAGGGTAACGAATTACTAACTATGTCCTCTATGAAAAACATAGTTGCAAAAGCGACAGTAGAAGAAACCTTTCCAAAGGAACTTGCAATCTACGACTTGAATGAGTTTCTCGCAGCTCTATCATTATTCAAAAATCCAATCCTAGATTTTGATGAACAGTTTGTCACTATCAAAGAAGAACAAAGTCCTAGTAACTCTTTGAAGTATTTTTACTCAGACCCATCTGTTGTGCAAACACCAACTAATAGTATCACCATGCCTTCTGAAGAAGTAAAATTCAAATTAAGTAATGGTGACTTATCTAAAATGAAAAGAGCATCAGCGGTTATCAATGCACCAGATATGACACTTGAAAAGTCTGATGGTGTTTCATCACTAGTCGCAAAAGATAAAAAGAACGATACTGCAAATAACTATTCACTAGATGTCGAAACTCAAAGTGATGGTCAGTTTAAGTTCTACTTCAAAGTAGATAATCTAAAACTCATGGATGGCTCTTATGATGTTTCGATATCATCTAAGAACATTAGTCACTTCAAGAGTGAGAACACACAAGTAGAATACTGGATTGCATTAGAACCAGAATCATCATACTCTGTTTGATTTTGGTGATATATTATGGAAACATTTTTATGGGTCGAGAAGTATCGACCAGTAACTATTAGTGAATGTATTTTACCAAAAGATTTGAAAGACACGTTCTCTGAGTTTGTAAAAGACAAACACATACCTAATCTTATATTGTCTGGTTCTGCTGGTGTTGGTAAAACAACAGTTGCGAAAGCGATGTTAGATGAAATAGGTGCAACATCTATGATGGTAAATGGTTCTGAAGAGTCTGGTATTGATGTCCTCAGAACTAAAATCAAAAACTTTGCATCTACTGTATCTCTTGAGGGTGGTAGAAAGTATATCATACTTGACGAGGCAGACTATCTAAATCCACAATCAACTCAACCAGCCTTGCGTGGTTTCATGGAAGAGTTTCATAAGAACTGTGGATTTATTCTTACTTGTAATTTTAAGAATAGATTGATAGACCCACTCCACTCTCGTTGTAGTGTGGTAGACTTTGTGATACCTAATAGTCAGAAACCTAAACTTGCACAGAAGTTCTTTGATAGAGTGACTCATATTTTAAATGATGAAGATGTAGATTTTGACATGAGGGTAGTTGCAGAACTTATCAACAAACACTTCCCAGATTGGAGAAGAGTACTTAACGAACTACAGAGATACTCTGCATCTGGTAAGATAGATACTGGTATACTAGTTAATATATCAGAGGTAAATATAAATGAACTCATGCAATCACTCAAAAAACACGATTTCAAAGGTCTTAGGAAATGGGTTGTTGACAATATTGATAACGATCCTGTTCGTATTTTTCGCCGTCTTTATGATAATCTGTACGATAATATTGACCATAGTACTATACCTCATGCTGTCCTTACTATCGCTGATTACCAATACAAGTCTGCTTTTGTAGCAGACCAAGAGATAAATCTACTTGCGTGTTTGTCTGAAATTTCAGTTCAATGTAAATTTAAGTGAGGTGAATTATGTATCATGAACATGATTTTTGGACACACTCTACACCACTCTTAGAACCAGATGTAATAAAAGACATAAACAAAACTGTAAGTGAAAGGTATTACAAAGTTGAAAAGAAAGACATGGGTGCAAAAAGCAAAGATGGTAAGTACCTAAAGAATATAGAACCAAAGAATATATACTTGAGAGATTTACCAGAAGCTTTACTAGATGTTTTTCATATGGGGTTTCATGTTTGTCATCACTCTTTTGGTTTTACTACGTTTCCTTTAAACAGATGGGATACTTTACTACACAATGTATATTCTTCAGATATACAAGGTCACTATGGTGAACACTCAGATCAATCTAGAAGCCAAATTTATGACACAAAAATGACTATATTAGTAAACTTATCAGAGGGTGAGTATGAGGGGGGTGACTTGATAGTGAATAAAGCAGTTACAGATTTTAGAACGCCTGGTAGTGTCATAGTATTCAAGTCTTATTTACCACATGAAGTAACACCTGTTACTAAAGGTGAGAGAATATCCCTAACATACTTTATCAAGGGGCCCAAGTCAACATGACTTATGAATTAAAAGATTATCTCAAAGCGATAAACAAAACAAAAGAAAAACTTATGGATACAGATGATGCAATGTGGGAAAAGAAATATCCAGCGTATGTTATTAACAAATGTATTGCACCATTTAATCAAGAAACAGTTCACTTTGTAAATGCAATGAATACCAACCACCATGTAGACTCTAAACTACAGTTTGACTTTTTACTAAATAGTCTGAGGTCAATGGATAGATTTACTCCATGGCTCAAGGCGAAAAAACTAAGAAACATAGAGTATGTTAAAGAGTATTATGGGTATAGTAATGAGAAGGCAAAAGTCGCTCTTGATGTACTTAGTGATGAACAGATTAAGACTATTAAGAATAGTTTGAGTAAGGGTGGTAAAAATGGAAAGTAGTAATTGGACACAAGAGCAGATGTTAGAAGTTGGTTTGAAAGAACCAGATGATTTTCTAAAGGTTCGTGAAACACTATCTCGCATAGGTGTCGCATCAAGAAAAGAAAGAAAACTCTATCAGAGTTGTCACATTCTCCACAAACAAGGTAGATATTATATCGTACATTTCAAGGAATTGTTCGCACTAGATGGGAAAGAAACCAATCTATCAGAGAACGATATTGCAAGGAGAAACTCTATTGCAAAGTTATTAAAAGACTGGGGCTTAGTTGATATCAAAGGTAATGCAGATGTTGTTGCACCTTTGAGTCAGATCAAGATAATCTCATATAAAGAGAAAGATGAGTGGATACTTGAAACTAAGTATAACATTGGAAAAAAAAGGGAAACATGAGAAAACAATTAGTCGAAGCGCTCAAAGATAAATATCGTGCAGATTATAGTACTGCACACGCAAGTCTTAATATCTATATGACAAATCCTGTTGGGATAGGAGAACACCCCCAGCACCTAGAGGAGATGGATAAGTGGATAGATCAGATGGCATCTGCACAAGATAAATTAGATATACTTGAAAAAGAGTATCAACCCATACCAGAAAAATTATGAGGAATATATGGTGACAGTAGTAGTAAAGAATGGAAACGTGGAGAGAGCTATGAGGACTCTCAAAAAGAAACTACAAAAAGAGGGTATATTGAAAGATATCAAATCTAGACAATACTTTGAAAAACCTTCTGCAAAACGAGCAAGAAAAAAAGCAGAGGGAATAAAAAGATACCAAAGAAATATGCGTAAGAAAATAGAACGAATTGGGTATTGACAAACAATACGAATCGTGATATATTTATTTTATGAAGTTTTATACAAATGTTACTCGCTGGGGTAACAACCTACTAATCAGAGAATATGTAAACGGACAAAGGCTTAATCGTAGGGTTAAGTACTCTCCTACACTTTATATGAGAGTTGCAAAACCAACAGAGTATAAAACTCTTGATGGTAATTTTGTAACTCCAGTTTCACATGAAACAATGAAAGATGCTAGTGAGTGGGTTGACATCTATAAGAACCAATCACATTTAGTATTTGGTAATACACTCTATGCGTATTCTTATCTTGCAGATGAATATCCTAACAGGGTCGAGTGGGATATAGAAAAGTTGTCGATGGTTACCATTGATATTGAAACTCAGTGTGAGAATGGATTTCCTAATCCAAGAGATGCTATTGAACCTTTATTGTCAATCACTATCAAAAATCACCAGACAAAAGAAATAGTTGTCTGGGGTATTGGTAACTTTAAAAACAATCGTGAAGATGTAGATTATATTGAGTGTGAAACTGAACGTCATTTGATACAGGAATTTCTTGTATTCTGGGAAAGAAATCAACCAGATATTATCACAGGTTGGAATACAGAGTTCTTTGATATTCCTTATCTGTGTAATCGTATCATCAATCTTTGTGGTAAAGATGAAGTAAATCGACTATCGCCTTGGAAAAGTGTATCTAGTCGTGATATATTTAAAATGGGTAGAACACATCAAATCTATGATATACAAGGCGTTGCAAACTTAGACTACCTAGACCTTTACAGAAAGTTTACATATACAAGTCAAGAGTCATATCGACTTGACCATATTGCATATGTCGAGTTAGGTGAACGTAAAGATGGCAACCCATATGAAACATTTCGTGATTGGTATACAAAAGATTATCAATCATTTATTGAATATAACATCACAGACGTTGAACTTGTTGATAAACTAGAAGATAAGATGGGATTAATTGAACTTCTTTTGACCATGGCCTATGATGCAAAAGTAAATTATATGGACGTTCTTGGTTCTGTTAAATATTGGGATATTCTTATATACAATTATTTGCGTGGTAAGAATATAGTGATTCCACAAAAAAGTAAAAAAGATAAAAAGTCAGAAAAGTTTGAGGGTGCATATGTAAAAGACCCACAAGTTGGTATGCACAATTGGGTTATGTCCTTTGACTTAAACTCACTATATCCACATCTAATTATGCAGTATAATATTTCTTCAGAGACACTTGTTTCACAAGAAAAAATTAAAGGTATGTCTGTTGACAAACTGCTAAAGAAAGAAACAAACACATCTTTTATGAAAACAAAAACTCTTACACCAAATGGTGCATTGTTTAATACAACTAAAAAAGGGTTTCTTCCAGAGATTATGGAAACAATGTACAACGACAGAGTGAAGTATAAGAAACTTATGTTACATTCTAAACAAGAATATGAGAATACCAAAGACCCTAAACTTCTCAAAGACATATCAAAGTATCACAACATTCAGATGGCCAAGAAGATATCTCTTAACTCTGCTTATGGTGCGATTGGTAATGAGTGGTTTCGATATTATGATTTACTTATCGCAGAGGGTATCACAACTGCTGGTCAGTTGTCTATTCGTTGGATTGAGAACAAGGTCAACGAGTATATGAATAAACTACTGGACACAGAGAAT